CCCTAAAAGGCCATCAAAATTAAATTCAGCCATTTTTTACCCCTTAACCAATAAGGCCAAGCAAAGCGCCACCAATAGCGCCAGCAGCAGTGCCAACACCTGGGACAATGCTTCCCAATTTTGCCCCAGCTAAAGCACCACCAAGCGCGCCAGAAGCAGGATTTTGACTGTATGGAGTCGTTGCCACCATGCCAAGATTGGCAGGCTGCGCACCGAGTGAAGACTGAACCACACCAAGACGCTGCAAGCCAATGTTTCGGATTGCATCCATTTGTTGCTGGTCCAATGCTTGACGCGCACCGCCAGCGCCCATGACAGCTTGAGCGCCACCAAGACGCAATGCTTGTTGCTGTGCAGCCAAATTACCTAGCTGGCTTGCACCGCCTAGCCTCAATTGCGCACCTTGCAAGCCTGCTTGCTGATTGGCAATGTCGGCTGCTGATCTTCGGCCAATGTCGGCCTGCTGCATGGCCATGGCCTGATTGAATGCTTGCTCGTTTAATGTTGTGCCAAGTGTGGCAGCCTGCTTGGCAAACCCTTGGTTAGTCAAAGCCTCGGCCACACCTTGGCGTGATCCACCAAAAGCACGGGCAGCATTTGCGCGCTCACCAGTCTGCTGGATGGCAGCGCGTCTTGCAGACTCCAAATCGCCCAATGCGTTTTCACGCACCATGCTTGTGTATGGATTCATGTATGAACCAATTGAGCCTGGACCAGTCATGCCTAGATTGGTCTGCTGCGCTGTGATCTGACCAGGCTGATAGACCCCGCCATAAGCCGCCATTTGGGCTGCCAAGTCTGTGCCAGATATGCCTGGGCCAGCAAGGCCAGCGTTGACCAGAGCTTCCTCGCCTGCCTGATACATCGGGTTGTACCCAGCAAACTGCTGGACTGGCAATGCACCAGCGACCCCTTGGGCCTGCTGAAAGTTGGCTAAGAATGCTTCTTTGATCTGTGGATCAATGGAGCTTGTTGAGGTTGTTGTTCCACCTTTTGACATATCGCCACCTTATCCGAGTAAAGATTTCATTTTCTTGGCAGGCACTTTGCCTTCATTGATCATGTCCAAGAGTCCCTTGCCGTATTTATCGACTGAGGACTTCTTGATGACGTATTCACCCAAATCAAGATTGACAGCGCCATCATCTGGACCAGGAGGATTGGGGCCAAACATCAGGCCACCATGGACATAGCCACCTTTGGCTGCACCAGAACCTGGGCTTCCATCACTGCCTGGTGCATTGCCAGTAGCACTTGCCGCAGCCGCAGCCGCAGAATCAGCCGCAGTTGCAGCTGCTGCATCAGCTGCTGAATTAGCACCACCACCATAATATTCAGCCAATGTTGTGCCACTTTTGGCAGCAAGGTCTCTTGCTAAATTAGCCGCTGCGATCTGGTCATAGAGACCAGGGTTATAGCCACCCATGGGTAAGTTGCCGACAACATTTTGGTAAGGATTGCCGACTGGTCTCATCTGGCCCATGATCTGGGCATAGGGTGAGCCACTGCCACCCACTGCAAATGGGTTGTATTGAGACCCAATTGGAATGGATTGGTAGTTATTGAAGTTCTGGGCAAAGCCTTGTGTCGCGCCAGCAAATGGCGTTGTTGCTCTGAAACGATTCTCAATGTCTGTACCAGACATTCCAGTGATCTGACCCACTTGGCCCGTTGTGATGCCAAGACGATTCATCTCAGCAGCAATTTGCGTGTCAGTCAAATTTGGCGTTGTTTTGAGCCAGTTGGCAAATACGTCGTAATTGTTTGTGGTGACTGGAGTTTTCACCACTGGCGTTGTAACCTTGGGAGCAAATGGTGCAAGTCTTGACTGCACTTGGCCCACTGGCACACCCGTCATGCTTGAAATCTGCTGGGCATTAAGACCAAGACGATTCACTTCAGCAGCAATTTGTGCGTCAGTCAGATTGGGCGTTTGCAGATAGTCATAAAGACCAGTCTCAGCTTGCGTTGCAAAGGTGGGTCTTGTGGCTGTTGTGACTGGTGTTGCAGCTGTAATGCGCTGCTGCACAGTATCCACTGGCACACCCGTTAAGGCAGAAACCTCTTGCGCTGAAATTCCAATGCGGTTTATTTCATTGGCAATTGCCGCATCTGACAAGCCTGGTGTCTGCAAATATGCCAATAATTGTTCGGTCTTTGTAGCCATAGTCTTCCCCTAAAGTTCCTTTGCAAGTACAGACCATTTCGGTTTGTACCCTTCGTCTTTCAAAAATGTCTCTGACCAGCCTCTTCGGCCTGCCAAAGTCACCCTGGTGCAACCAATCGATTTGCCCCAGGATTCGATCAATGGTCGCATCCGTGAGAGTTCATCTAGGTCGCCACCAGCCAGAAAATAATGCAAATTCTTCAGCTGCGGATAGACAATGATCTCTGTCAACACCACCGAGTCTTTGGCCGGCCACAGCTGTAATCTGTGATCCTCGACCATCTCAGCGATATCGTCAAAATTGTGTGTGCCTCCACTGTATTCTAAGGCAGCCTCCACATGATGGCGCAGCCTGTCCAAATGTTCTTGGTCGCTCATCGCTTACCAGCTGGCACGGCATCAAGCCTCATCACCCCGACACGCCAGTCAGCCAAGGTGTTGCCAGTCACCTTCATATTGACTTGGCGGCCAGAAAACCTCACTGAAGTTGGGTTGGCTGCCGTGTATGGTCCAAACGTAGATTGTGTGCCTGTGGGGTAATTTCGGGTTTTGAATGAGACCACAGCCTCACCCAGTGTTTGCTCATCTGGCACGACTTGGCGCACAGACATGATGTTGTCACCATTGCCAATCTGCACTGGTCCAGACTCGGCATAGACGCTGGCGCTGTCATAGTTGAAACCAACTTCATGCTCATAGATGTAGCCAGTGCTGGAAACCATCAAGGGATAGGTAAACACACCAGCATCGACACCAGCAGTTCTGGCCAATGTGCCAATGTTCCAGTGGTTTTCGCGGTAGTTAAAAGTGACATAGCTGTCATTCTCATTACTCGATGCGCTTGGGTAATACCACCAAATCTCGCCAAACTTGCTGACATGGACCGCATAAATCTTACTTGCTTGTGCAAAGTTGATATTGTCAAAAACGTAGTCAGACACATCGCTTGGCAGTGGTTTGACATATCCGTCATAAATCCAAAAGCCTGCGCGTGACATCCAAATGGCTGCCGTGTCAATGGCCGCCACAGCCTGGGCCGAAATCAGACCGCAGCCAGAGCCAGCCTTCTCAAAGCCATAAACAAATGGCGCACCCACATACTGGGCCGTGTGGACATCCACATCTGTAAATAATAGATTGACACCCTTGACTCGCTTGCCGGCAATCAGTGAGCCAGGCGTTGCTAAGTCATAGTCGCCTGCAAGATTGTCGCCTGCTGGTGTCCACTGGGTGTTATTTTCTTGGTCGCACCAAGACACTTTTCTTGGATTTCCACCAGCGCCAAGGGCAAAGATAATGCGCTCTTGCGTGACCAAAACTGCCTTGTTTCCAGTTGGTGCATTGGTAATGGCTGCGGCCAGTGTGGGCGTTGAAAAGCCTAATTGCCACTCATAAATCTTGCCATCTGTACTGGAGCAAGCAATTAAATACTCGCCCCAAGTATCGAGTGACCATGTGGTGGCAGGGATTGGTGTGCCAGTGTCTGGCCGTGCAATGCCATAGGCAAATGTGCCATAGGTGCTGTATCCATAGCCGGTGAGGGTTGTGGAGCTTGCATAGCCACTGGTGAAGCCCGTTGGCGTAATGTCTTTGAGTGTTCCAGCCTCATTCATGGCGTAGAGCTTGGTATGCGTTCCAGCGCCAATGTATCGGTTGCCACTGTTATCGCGCCAAGTGATGATGCCTCGGCATGAGCCAGACATCTGCGAGCTTGACCTGGTACGCCATCCATTGATGGGCCTGAGTGTTCCCTCATACCAGCGCACTAGGTTTGCGTCATACCAGCGGCCTGCTGCCTGGTATTCAGTACCATTTCGGAAAACACCTGGGGGTAACTTTAAAGGTATGTACATGGCAGTATTTATGTAATGTTTGAGACAAAGCTCATTGTGACAATGGCTGATGGGACTGCTGGCCGTGTTGGGCTTGTTCCAGCAGCATATTGCTCAATGGACACACCCGTGTCGGTTGGCCTCCACATTATCTCAATATAGTTGGTCGCATTTAAACTGACAAAGTAGTTCATGGCAGCAATGGTGTGATACGGATCGCCAGCACCCTTTCTGGGTGCAAAGCCAAATCTGCTGTTTGAGTTGGCCACATTTGTGCCATTGACCCGAAACCAGACATCCACATCCTGAGAAGAGTTTGTCGTGTTTGTAAACTGAATGGAAAACTGCAAGTTCCAGATTCCGGCATCGGCCACAGTGATTCTGGACCCACTGGCCATGGTCACGCCATTAGAAAAGTCTGTGGTGTTGAATGTGACCGGATAGGCCGTGGTGGTGTTGGCAGCAGTTTGGTCGGTCGAGTCTTGAAATGCCCCATAGGGGTTATTCATAAACCGACCGCCCCTTGGTCCAAACAAAGAACCAAGCACACTGGCCAGCTTCTTAAAGTAAATCGTCAGCGAGCCATTGTTTTCATTGAAATGCCTGCGCTCATACACCTCGGTCGGATAACCAAGGGTCGGTGGTGCTGGATTCTCAAGTTGTTGTGTTTGGCTGGCCATGGGGTAATTTTATGCCTCAATCAAGCAAAGCGCACTCAGCTTTTCTGCGCTTTAGTAAACCAGGCAAAACCTTTCCACCGCCCTTGGTCCACAGCATGAGTTGCT